GCCCACCATGCTGGACACGGCCTGCTTATGCGCATAGTCCAGTTGCCCGCCCTCGAGCGCGGAGCGATCGCCCCCGAAAGCCCCCGCCTTGTTGTTCAGCAACGCGGACCGCTGCGCGTTGTACTCCGTGTTCTCCTGCGTCAATTGCGGCGTGAGCACACTCTGTACATACGGGTCCATGTACGACTTGAGGTTGTCCGCGTTGTAGTCCTTCACGCCCGAGATGGACTGGCCGGCCGCCGCCAAATCACCGGAAGCCTGCGTGTTCAACGCACTGTCGGGCGCGGCCTGGCCTACACCCTGCTGCTCATTGGCCGACAGACCCTGCACGACCTGGCCCTGGTAGGGGGTGTACGCCCGGTTGGCGATGTTCTCACCCGCGGTGAGTGCCTGGTTCGTCGCCTGGATGGTCTCAGGCGAGTCCGATGAAGAACTGCCGCCGGTCTTCGAGCTCTTGTTTATTTCCGCGGCACCCAGGGCTCCCACAGCCCCAATTGCCGCGCCCCAGGGCGTCTAAGTACCTGATTCTAATGGCGACTTAGCCACCGAACCAGGTCCTGGATTGTACTGGACATGAGCCCAGCGGACGCCGGTTTTGATCCGGCTGATGATTGACCTATTAACGCCGAATTTCTCAGCGAGGCGTTTTTGCGAGTTGCCCGCGGCAAGCATGGCCTTGATCCTCCGAACCTTTGCGATGTTGAGCTTCTTACCGGAGCGGTCACGGGAGACTTTGTCAGCGATGTTCTGGGTGTTATTACCTGCGTAGAGGTGGGTTTCCTCGATGCAGTGGCGCACGTCGCAGGTGTGCAGTACCTGCGGGGCGCCTTTGGCCGGACGGCCTTTGTAGAAGACGACGCGGTGGACACGGATCTCACCGCCGAAGTTGACGCGGGCGTAGCCCTTTTCGTCCTTGCGCAGTCTGGATAGCAAGCAGCCGGTCTTCTTGTCGCGAACTGAGTTGCCCAGGATGAAGGCCAAGACCTCCTCGGCCGTACGCGGCACGAAGCCGAGCACGTGGCCCTTCGCGTCACGGATGACTTTCTGCGCTCTTACGAAGCTTCCGACTGCCACAGCGGGGGTTTCCTCTGATCCAAGCGGACGCACATTATCAGGGTGATGCGCTCCTGGTCGGTGGGGTTGATCACTCGATGCGGCACTGAATTGTGGAATGCGTACACAGTGCCGGGCTCACACTCGAACTTCCCATCCTCGAAACAGAACGCCTGACCCGGTGCACTTTTGATCTGCAGCGCTATCTTGCTGTAGAAATTTGCGTGCCAGCCCGCGTCCGTGTGCCACTTCACCTCCCCGCCTGGCGGGATGCGGGTGATGAGGACGCCGCCCAACCGCTCGACTTCGAAGTACCGGCAGGTCTCGAAGACGAACGCCCGCAGGTTGGGGAGCACGTCGATGGCGTCGTACCAAACGCTGTCGTGCTCGGTGCCCACGAACTCCTGTATCGCCATGCCCTTCAGCGTGATGTCGTCGAACGAGCGATATCGGCACCAAATATCATCGACCTGGTGGGGTGAGTCACCGTAACCAGTGCGCATCTGGAAGCGATTCCACAGTTCCGGGTGCTCGGCGAGCTCCTGGACAATCGGCTCGACGGGCATCGGTCCGGCGAGAGGGCGTAAGTACTTCATGCGCGCGCCCCATTGGCCAGTCGCTCGAGCAGGCGCGCGGTCACGGCCGGATCCGGGTCGATCTTCTCGAAGTCCACCTGCACGTTGAGTTTGCACAGCATCGAGTGGCGCAACGGATCCGGCATGGCCACGCCGAAAAGGTTCCTGTAGATGAAACCGGGATTATCGAACAGCGTGTGCCAATCGCAGTGTGCGCCGTTGATATCCCAGAGCCTGTCCTCTGTCTCAACCGGCAGTGACGGCAGTCCAGCCCGGCTCAGTGACTGATTCACGTCCAGGATATTTCGATGCAGGATCACCTTGCGTGCTTTGTGAGCCGCCAAGTACTCCGGAAACATCCAAATGCCCGTGTCCGCGATACCCAGGAGTCGCCCGTCACACGGCAGGCTATCCAGCGCCTCCAGTGAGCTTTGGAATAACGGATCGTGGTGACAGACGGTGTGCGAGTCTGTGAACCAGTTCGCAGCCCAGGCCGTGCCGGAGCGCGGGGCGCCGATGATCATGAAGTCGATACTCATGCGCTCACCGCCTTCGGTGGCATCACGGGCCGGCCTTTCGTATCGACCTGACTGCACGGCAGCCGGACAAACGTGGCGCGCAACGGCTCATAACCGCGATCAGGCGTGAAGACGGCATTCAGCCGCGCCGGGGTGAGCACCTGGGTGCCGAGTAAAGCGGGTAAGCCCTGCTTATCCAGGAAGCGCTCGAGCTCCGTGAGTAGCTGCTCCGGCACCTTCTTGGCCCGGTCGTGCGGGATGACCGCAAACCAGGATTCCGCCAGGATCACCTTCGAGTACCACGGCATGCGGATGGGGGCGACGGCGATCGTGCCCAGCAGGCGCCCCTCCAGGTCCGCCACGATGGCGAAAGCATGTCGCAGCGTGGTGTTCACGTACTCGAGCATGGCCGACTCGTTGAATTCGCCCACGCTTGATGCGGGGGTCTCCTTCCAACCGGCCTTGATTAGCTTGACGATGTTCACAGAGTCCATCGGGCTCGCGGGCCGGATTTGGACGTCACGTTTATCAGCCACTCGGGGATTCTCCTTCAGTTAAGCAGGCGGTCATGCTGTCTTCCGGAACCAATCGTAGACCAGCACGCCCTGAGTGGCGCTGTTGTTGTCGATTGCCAAGGCAATTTGGTCGACAGAGGTGATGAAGGATGCCAGGGGTTCTGTGCTGAATATCTCAAAAGTACCGGGTACGCCGCTCTGGCTGATGCCCAGCGTCAAATTCGTACCGTTCGATGCAAGCTGGAAATACCAGTACTGAGTCTGAGAGATCGCCAGGGTGACGGTAGGGAATGTGACGCTAGTCACCGTTCCATTGGCTGAGAAAGAGGTCGGGCTATTGAACCGCTGGACCGCAAGTCCCGCATCTGCAAACCCGAATAGCACCAACTTTCCGGTGCCGCTATTCCTGACAGCCAATGCACCGCAGTGCTGACCGCTTGAGAACCCGCGACGTAGAACCTTGCAGGTATATGCCCACGTCGATCCCACTGTGTTCTGCACCAGCATTGAGACGTTGATGCCCACGCCAGCGGATCCGCTGAATCGCAAAGCGCCTGCTGCAACGGCTGTGCTCGCCGTAGATTGCGCGACCCACGTCCATTGACTGAGGTTGATAGACGATCCTGTCTCGAACTCATCGTCAGCTGCATCCGCAGAAGCTGGATGAGTATCTGGCGTGATATTTCCGCCGGCCCCAGTGGACCCCAGTGTGGCGACGTGGGTGTAGACACCTGCGGCCTTGGCGTAGACGAAATTCGTCGCATCATCCAGGTAGTAGTCCCCGTCGATGCCCAGAGAATTGGACGGTACGCCCGTGCCATCACGCCAGACCGAACCAGGCGCCCCATTGGTCCCATTGGTGCCGTTCGTCCCATTGGTGCCAGCCGGACCTTTGATGTTCGCCACGATGGCGTAAATGCCGCCGGTCTTCTCGTAGACATCGCCCAGGACGCTGTCGAGGTAGAAGTCCCCATCGACGCCGAGGCTGTTCGAGGGGGCACCAGATCCGGCCCGCCAGACTGCGGTGATGCTGCCCACGTTGCCACGCACGACCCAGGCGCCATAGAAGCTGACGTTGTTGTCGACCGCGAAGCTGAACGCGCTGTAGTCGGCATCCGCGGTGTGATCGCCAACTGCCGAAGTACTCGCCAGGTCGCTGCCGTCACCTGCGCTCAAGGGCAGCGATGCCGTGCCACTCACGGCCGCATCGAAGTGCAGCACGATCACGTAGTCGTGGGTGTCATCGACCGGGACCGCGATCTCATCGCTGACGTTCAGCCCGGTCACCAAGGTAGGTGTGAGTGAGCCACCGAAGGTCACCGGAGTGCTGTCGATGTAGGTGTTCGTGTCCCGCAGGACACGTCGGACTACGCAGGAGGTCACCAGCATCGGGCCCAGCGTCACGTTGAGACCGAAATTCCAGGACGTGGCCAAATTGGTCAACAGTGCCGCGCGCAGCAGACAGGCAATGCTGACGTTGGCCCAGCCCGTACTGCTCACCAAGTCGTAGTCGAGCCCTAAGATGAGCGGATCCAGCAGCGTGGTGGCCGTGCCGACTGAGGCCCACGCCGGATCCGCCGCTGGACCTTGCGTACCCAGAAACTGGCCGATGCTGCCGGGTGCCAGGTACTGCCAGTTGATCGCCCCGCGGAAGAGGATGTCGCCCTGCACCGCGCTGCCGAGGTAGTCCAGGACCTGCGAGAGGGTGAGTTCCTCAAGGACACCCGTCCCTTCGCCGAAACCCCGACCAATCACGACGGCATCCGATGCGCTGCTCTGCATCTTCGCGTACGTCACCGCCCCGTTCTTAATCTCCAGTTCGATGCTGCCGTGATCGGTGATGGGGGAGCCGGTGACAGCCAGGTCCGCAGAGTTGATGCCCACGGAGGTGACCGTGCCAACACCGTCGGGGGGCAAACCGGTCACCGCAATCTGGATGGTGTCGCTGGTGGGCACCAGCACGATATTCGCGCCGGCCGAAAGGCCTTTGAAGGCGAGGAGCGACCCCTGCAGGCTCACGAACAGTCCATCGCCTGCACCCAGGTTCTTGGCACCCGTGACCGTGCCACCTCCTTCCGCTGCGCCCCAGGCCGCCTCGTAGTCACCGCTACCGGTCTTTACCAGCACCTGGTCGGCCACGCCGCCGGCCACCATCTGCTGCACCCTTTGCGCCTCGACGGTCAGCCGCCGCACCAGTTGGACCAGCCGGTTGAGCTTGGGGTCGTCGAACTGGATGTCCGGCTCGGCCAGCGCTTGACGGGTTTTGCTGGCCATCAGCGCCGGCCGAAGGGGCTGGCGATCGCGCGCCAGTAATCCATCCGCCAGTAATCGCCCATGGCGACGGACTCCTGGTACAGCGCAACGCGCCGCTGGCAGAACTGCGGGTCCACCTGGTCCGTCACACCTGCGGTGATGGTGAGCACGTCGCCATAAACCAGCGGGTCATTGGTGAACTCGCGGCCGCGGCACTGAATGGTCAACGAGCCGATGTGCTCCTTGAAGTCCGGAACCAGCGAGTGGATCAACATCAGCATGGACCCCGCGGAGCTCCCCCAGAGTGTCTGGTTCTGCGGAACAGAACGCTGGGACGTCATGCTGACCTCCCCCTCCCAAGTGAGCAGGAAGTTGAACAGTCCTTCCTCGGTGCCGACATCCGTCCCGGTCTCCTCCAGGTACATGCCGGTGTCGTTGAAGCCCACAGGGACCCCGTAAAACACGTTCTTGTCGAGGCCGCACTCGCGATGAATCGAGGATTTGGTCCAGCACTGCGTCTGCCAGTTGTAGATGGCCGTACTGTCGTTCTCGTCGCTGCTTTTGCTGGTGAAGCTCCAGTGAATCTCGAAGAAGGCCAGGCGCACCCGACAGGTGACCTTGTCGGCCATCTGGCGATTCAGCCCCGAGGTGGGGTCGCTCTCCGTCCCGAAGACGTAGTCCGAGATGTCACATGGCACGTCATGAACCGTGCCGTCGTAGTAGTAGAAGCCCTTCTCGCCCATGAACCAGACGACGCCGTTCACATCCACGGCCGCATTGGCGCTGATGATCTTGGCGGAATTCGCAATCGGCAGGATCTGGTAGACGTCGTTGCCGCCGATGAGCGACACGGAATACATGCCTTCATCGGAGAAGATCACGATGGAGGTGCGCGGTCGCCTCAACCCACAGGTCGAAGTTATCGCCTTCGCACCAGCGCACGAACATCTTGTCCTGCTGCCCGGTGACTGTCGCCAGATCAGCGCTCAGCAGATTGGTCCCCAAGGCCAGGACGTGCCGGTCATCCGGACCCACCAGCATGTGCTCGATGTTGCCCGGGGCGGTGGGCCTGAGGATGGCGCGCGAATTCGGTCCCGAACTGCGGGCCCACCAGTACAGCCCCTCACCGTTGGGTGAGGCCAACAGGTCCTCGCCCCAGTTGTCGAGCGACCAGATGCGCGCGAAACCGCCGTACGTGGAGGCTGAGCGCCCGGTCCCGTAGCCCTCGAGCCCATACGGACCTACGCCATAGCCGTACAGCGCGCCGTCCGAGGTCAGCCCGCTCGAGATATCGTAATTGGCCACCATCGCCCCGCCGCCCGTGGCGCTCGAGGAGGCCTTCACGCCGTACAGGAAGGTGTACGTGTTCAGGTCAATGACGTTGGCGATCATCCATTCGCCGTTGACGTTCACATTGCCTACCGCAGTCGCGCCGGAGTAGGTCACCAGGTCCCCGGACTGCGCGCCGTGGTTGGGGTCGACGATGGTGATGACGAGTGAGCCCGCTACGGTCGTGACGCCGTTGGTGATGGAGCTCGTGTACCGGATCGGGGTGATGTCGTAGAGCACGTGGTTGTTGATCACGTACAGCTTGAATTCGGTCCCCACCGCAATCCAGTTCTGCCCGTCGAGTGAATCCCACTGCTTCGTGCTGCGTGCGTGACCCAGCAGCCACTGGCGCGCGCCGGTGTTGCCGTCGATGAGGGACTCCTCGACGAAGCCACCCATCTTCTGCGGCAGGTTCTGGTACCAGCGCACATTGTCGCCGTCGGTGTAGCGAGCCGCGGCCAGACGCGATGAGCGCTGCATGTAGATGCCGGGCTGCACCTGCACGTCCATAAGGTTCGCTTGACGGGGTCCGGCCATGACTACGCGACAGCTCCTTTTACGTTGGGACCGCCCGAGCCGCTGACGAAGGAGACCGTGCCGCCGTTCGCATCGATCGCCTTGCCCGCAGCCCCACCCACACCCGCCGCCGCAACGTTGCCGGCTCCTGAGACCGTGACGCCTGCGGCTCCCGCAGTGCCCCAGGTTCCCCCGGCGCCGCCGGCGCCGCCGCTGCTCGTGCCGCCGCCGTGATTGCCAGCGCCTCCAGCCCCGAAATCGCCATTGATGCCAGCACCGCCCGAGACGCCGTTGCCGCCGATGACGCTCGCCGATGACGCGCTTGAGCCACCCAGGCCACCCCGGCCACCGCCAGCGCCACCCCCACCACCCCCGCCATTGGCTGCCATGGGCGCACCTGAACCCTGCACGCCGCCGCCACCCCCGCCACCCCCGCCACCCCAGATAAACCCGGCCGCGTTCGTGATGTTGAAGTTACGACCCGTGCCGGGTCCTTTGACCGCAGGACCCCCAGGCGTCCCCGCCTTGCCGGCACTCCAATCTGTGACCGTGGAGCCTGCAGCCCCGAGTTCGCCGCCCTGCGCACCATCGCCACCGCAGCCCTGGATGTATCCCAGGTTCGTCCAGTTGATGGTCGAGCCGCTGGCGAAGCCTGAGAAGTCCAGCGCGGGAGTGACCGCCGAGGTCGCTCTTAAAACGGTACCGGCAGGCGTCGTGACGTTGACCGTGACCACACCGCCCGGTGAACCGGCCAGGGCGAAGACACTCACATCGACACTGGCCGCATTGATGACGAGCGTTGCACCGGTAACCGCAGCCCCGATGGCGCTGCGCGCGATGTACTTGTTGAGCGTGAGGTTGTAGGTGAGTTGGAAGCGGTCGGTCGCGTTCGGGGTCGTGGAGAGCGTGCCCGTGCTGCCGCCCTCAAAGACGACGTTGCCGGGCCAGGTCATGGTCCTGGAGCCCGTGCCGTCCTGCTGGAACCAGATCTCAATGGGTTGCCCGTTGCCCGGGTTGGTGATGGCCAGCGTGCGATTGCCGGCCAGCAGGCAATAAAAGCAGTTCGACAGCAGCGCGTTCAGGGTGATGGTCGGCGCGTCCGTCAGATTCGAGAAACTGGTCGCATTACCGCCGGTGAACTGGTTGGCGATGTCCAGGCGCGCGTAATTCGCCGCCACGATGCCGCCCAGTTGCAGGGAATTCGTGACCGTACCCACCGAGGAGGCCTGAATCGCGATGACGTTCGTGCCATCACAGGCCAGCCACTGGTTGTTGGCGGCATTGATCGGGATACCCGTGCCGCTTGCGGTCTTCACGGTGGCAATCTGCCCGGTGTTATTGCGCACCAGGTACAGCTTCGAGAGCGCCGGCACATTGACGTTGAAGGCGAGCGTCGGGGCGCCGATCAGGTCGATGATGGCCATGCGGGCTTGGTCAGCACCGCCATTGACCTGCGTCAAGGTCACATCGCCCACAGACACAGGCACCTGCACCAGACCACACACGGAGTCCTCGAGTAGCTGGAAGACAGCCGCATTGAGCAGCGCACCCCAGACGTTCGTGTTCGCGCCCGTGGCCTGGTAGCGCAGGCGCAGCTTGGAACTGTAGGTATCGGCCATGGATCGTCCTTACGCGGTCGTGGCCGCTGCCTTAACGGGATTGTAGTCACCAGCCCTGATCGACTTGCGAAGCTCCGCGCGCAGCCGCGGCAGGAGTTCCTGGCCGTACTTGTTCATGTAGTCCTGGTACCGGTCGTCCGCCTTGATGAAGTGCTCAGCCTCCATGAGGCAGGCCGCAAAGAGCGCATCCGGACCTGCCCGGGACAGCCAGGTCGAGACCGTCGGGGTCGTGGGGCTCAGCGACTCAGGCGGGTTGCCGATGTAGCGGTAGTACATCGGATAGGCCACGGCCGGGGTGGGTACCACTTCGATGTGATCGAACGAAATCTCGTGGTAGTACTGCGGCACTCCGGTCACCGTCGCATCCGGTGCGAAAAGCTGGCAGTAGTCGCTTGAGCGTTGCTCAAGGAAGTTGAACGCGGTCCCGATGTAAAAGCCCACCGTGCGCACTTGGATGACGTCGCTAGGCTTGGCCACGGAGCGACTATTGATGGTCATGAGCAGCGTTTTATCGGTCTTGTCGTACTCCTCGATGTTGAGGTCGCCCCACAGGCGCCGCTCGCCCAGCCCGATGATGTTCGGGACGTTGGCCAGGAACTTGACCGAGCTGTGCACCTCCCAGTCCTGGAGTGCCTGCAGCAGGGTCGTGTAAGTCCAAGCAAGATTAGGCATGATCCCTCACGGCGACGTGGGTGCAGTGGGTGGAGTGAAATTGGAAGTCCAGCGCGCAATGCCCGCTGTCACGCGGAACTCATCGACAAATCCGGGGGCTTGGCTCCCGTTGACAGTCGCGGTACGTCCCACCGTCACGTAGGAAGCCGTTGGTGGAAAGACGTAGTCCAGCCACTGGCTGCTGCTGAAAGCCAGTTGCACACCATTGAGAAAAACAATCGGTGTGCCAGCGGTACGCACCAGTGCGAAGTGGTACCAAGTATCGGTACTCAGCGTAAGTGCAGTCCCTCCCGTCGCCCCCCATTGAGCCCCTGTGAGATTGCGCTGAATCGCCGTATTGACCTCGGCGTTGGCTTGTAGCGGTCCTAGACCCATACCGCCGATTTGCCCGACCACGCCTGCAGGCAGTCCACCAGGCCCGTTAAACGTCGCTTGGTCGCATCCGTAATCGAAAGCGAAGAATGACGCCGCAGCCGGAGGCGGTAGCCTCACCCAAAAGTCGATGGTGAAGTCCTGACTGCCAGACAGGATATCGAGCTCACCGCCCTGGATGATTTGAACGCGTACGAAGTTGTTGGAGGGACTGCTGGTATCGGGGAATTTCCCGTCAGCGCTACCGAAATGCGGACTGGCCGTGTCCAGTGTGGCCACGCCTCCCACCGTCATCGTATGCGCATATTTGCTGCTATCGATGAACGACGCGCTGCCTTGCGTACCGTCCATGTGCAACAACAGCACCACATTTGCAAAGAAGGGGTCGTTCGACAGCGGCTCGCTCACGATGTTCGAGTTGGGCGAGTTGTCACCCAGACTCGGGATAGCCACCACGTAATAGCCGTACAGGTGACCGACGGGCGGGGAGTCGATGTACTCGAGCACGTTGCCCAGCACGATCAGGGATGAGAACGCGCCGCCGTCGATCTGGCGGAAAAGCTGATAGTTCGTGATCACCCCGCCGCTCACGGTCGATGCGGTCCAATCAAGCACGATGGTCGGGTAGACGCCCAGGGATCCGGACAGGACAGGGGTTGTGGCTACCGGTCGCACCGCCGTCGCGCAAGCCGTATTCGAGGGGGCGGACGCAGGTCCCTGCCCCATGGATTGGTTGTTACCCAATGGCTGAGCGGTCACGTAGTAGCAGTACGTGTGCGAGATGACGACGGTCGTATCTATGAAGGTGATCGGCGAGTCCTGCACAGGCGTCTTGTCCGCATTCGGCTCACTGGCAGGCACGACTGGGGCTGTCGTGCAGTGGTCAATGCCGATGATGCCGCCCAGGAAGTCCCGCAGTACCTTGCACACCAGGAACTGCGTCGGCGCCACTCCATCCACGCCGCGGAAAATGGTGTAGCTCAGAATCTCCGTGATGTCCGAGACCGCAGGCGACCACGTCAATCGCAGCGCGATGCCACTGGGTACGACCGCCAGCACAGGCGGGGTTGGACCGAAGATCACTTCTGGCGAAGCGCGATACAGGGCGATTGGGTCATCGACTTTGGTGAGCATCTCCTGCGGGTGTTGGTCCTCTCGCCAGGCTGGATCTACGCGCAAGTTCGGGTATCTGCCATCTGTAACCATGTCGCGCAGCAGCAGCTTGTGGCCACCCCTGGCACAGATGCCCCACGCGCGCCGCCCTTCTGCGTATTTCTTGGCCATCAGCAGGATTCCGCGCGGCCGGCGCGGATGAAGCCGTGCCAGACTTCCTGGCGATTCTCGACCTTGCCGCGCCAAGTCAATACAGATGGGGTCAGCGTGGGCTTTTCCTCGTTGCCGTCCCAGGTCCACATCGGCCGGCCGACGCCATCGGGTAGCGCTTCGCCGGGCGCATTGATGGGCAATCCGTGGAGTTCGCCGCCCTCACACGGCAGCACGACCCAAAACATGCGGTAGCGCAAGTCGCCGTCCTTCACGTACCCAATTTCGAAGTCGCCCGGGATGTAGCCCTGCGCATGATCAATGTCAGCGACTCTGCACAGATCGATCGAGCATTTGCACGGCCGTGCAGTGCACATCACCGTCTCCCGGTGCGGGGGACAAAGGCGGCGTAGGTCTCGATGTCGCCGCGCTCGCGGTCCTCGCAGCGCATCTGGCCGAGCAGCCCGCCTGGGTTCAAGGGATTCGCCGCCCAGTCTGGACCTGCGTAAATGGCCTGGAGCAGTTGGTACTTCTGCGGGTTCCACTTCAGCGCGAGCCTAGCGGATAGGCCGGCCACCAGTGCCGCGTAGGCGAACGACGGCAAGCCCAAGGTGTCTGACAGCGTGCCATCCGCATCCTGGTTCTGCCGGAACATGTTGTAGACAATCTGGTCGGTCGTGTTGCTGCCGGCCTGCCAGTAGTGTGCGATGCGCGGGCTCGCCAAGCGCTCGACCCAGATGCGATCCGGCCGCCCCTGGTCTTGCTTCGTGACGATGACGGACCAGTCATTACGACTGATCAGGAACATTTCGACGTCGGCCGCGGTGGCAATACCCGTGCCCGGCCGGCGCAGGACTGCCTCGACGATGTCCAGGCCGCCGGCGGGAAGGGTGAACTGCTGCTCTCCGATGGAGGTCGTCCAGGTCTCCTCCGTCACCATCCAGTTGCGAATGCCCAGGGTCGACCATTCCGAGTTCAGCATCAGGCGCAGCGAGCGATAGAAGCTCTTGATGTGTGCGCCGCCGGTCACGGACGGGTCGACGCCGGCGTTCTCCACGCACTCGTCCAGGAGCTCAGCGCAATTCGGATCCCATGTGTAGGTGCCGCTGGTTGTCACAAGTACCTCATAGAGCCTGGGTGTGGTGGTCTTGGAGCATGCCGCCGGCGATCGGGATCTCGCTGTAGACACACTGCACGCCTGAGGCTGGCCATGCAGCATTGGTGGCCACCAATCGGCCGCTGGTATCCACCGCGAAGGTCGGAGCGCCAAAGCCGGCGCCATTCACGCTCAGGTCGTTGGAGGTCTGAGTCCACTTGCCCGGATTCCCGTAGCCGTTGTGGTCGACGATGCCTTCGAAGCGATAGTCGTAGTTGGCCATTTCGAACTGCAGCCAGACACGTCGATGGCGGGTGGCAAAGGACGACGGTAGCGTATTGGCGCCGGTCGTAATGAGTGCTTCGTAGGATTTACGGCCGCCCAGCGTGGTGATGGTGGAATCGGAATTGATCACAGCCGCATCCACCTGGAACAGCGTGCCCGCGCTCACGCCCTCGCCGGTCCCCACAATCGGGCCCGCGAAGGGAATGGAGCCGCCCGCCCCGAGCACCAGGGTATCGGGGTCCGTCACCTCGTAAGTGACCTTCCCCTCGAGCAGCGTCGGCTTGGTGCTGTCGTTCTGCACCAGCGTAGCCGCTCCCGTCGCCCACACCTGCACATCCAGCGGAGCGTTATAGACCTTGGCCCCCGCCCCGATGCGCACCACGGTCCCGCCGTTGGTGTTCACACGACAGCGCTGCGTCAGACCTGAACCGTGGAAGGAGTCCTTACCGGCCGTGACCAGGTACTCCACGCCGACCGCGCAATTGCTGTCGAACTGGCACGCCTCTGCCGTGCAGTACTCCGTGAAGGAGTTCACGTCCTGATTGTGCAGTCGCAATCCGCGGGCACTCAGTCCGAACCGATTGCGTACCGCTTTGGCGCCACCCTGGCCTGCGAACTCGACGCAGATGGTATTGGCATCGCCCTGCCACTCGATGTCCTTCACGCGAATCTTGCTCATCTGGCCTGAGCCGCCGCGATACCGCAGCGCTGCCGTGCCTGGGCCGACCTGGGGGATACCGGCGCATAGAATGCGTGTGCCGGGTATGCCGTGCAGCCCCACGCCGTTGAAGCTCTGCCCAGTGGAACCGCCACCCAGCACCTGCGCATCCCAGCGGTAGTCCCGGTTGAGCAGGCACACGGGCAGGTAATTGACGAGCGCAGCCAGTTGGAACGCCAGTTGGGTCGCCGCCACGTCGCTATCAGTGCCATTCACAGGAGCGCCAAACCATTCCGGATACACCCCCCGGATCAACGGTCGGCCGGCCAGAGAGGCCGAAACACCGCTGGGCATGAAGATTTGCTGCGGACCCGCGTGAAAGGCGCCGTTGAGGGTCAGAGGCGCCTCGTAAATGAACCGACCCTCGCCCATGAAGTGAAGCTGAACATTCGCCGGCCAGGTGTGCGCACTGGCCAGACGCATGGGTTGGTCGATCATGAGCGCTGCAGGCTTGCCGCCGAGGTAAGCCACGCACGTAGTGGCGGCTGGGACATCATCGGTGCTCCCATCCATCTTCGCCCCGAGCTTGCGGGGATTCAGGTAGGGCAGTGCCCATTCGTCGAGCAAGGGCTAGTACCCCATGCAGCCCCACACGATCTTGTCGCCCGTGACGGTGGTGCCGCTGATCGTGAGGGTAGTGACCGTAGTGACGATCGCTGACTGGGTGTAATCCACCGCGGTTGTGTCGTCGTGCGCGAAACACGCATAGGCATTTGTAGGTCCCGACGGCAACGGAATTGTGACCGTGCAGGTGCCGGTAGTGCCGGACACGTAGGAGCCTGAGACCGCACCGCCCAGGGTGCCGGAATTTGTACAGCCCGTGACGGTGGGCTTAGTGCCAATAGAAACAAACCCCTTGGTCCAGTTCAGATCCCCCGTAGCATCGACGTTGCCCACGGCCGTCGTATTGGTGGCGAATCCCAAGGTATTCGTAGTGGGCAGATAGATGCCGTTCGCCGGGACCGTGGATGCAGTGACGATGTACCGCGCAGCGCTGGCTGAGCCCGATACGTTGACCCCGACGCCGTTGTACACACCGCCGATGCCGAGGTTGCCCGTGCCCGCCAGCGTGTAGCTGGGGTTATTGGTCGCATTGCCCTGCGTGATGTTGGTGATGGCAGTTCCGGTGCCGCGCGTGATGCACAAAACATTGACGCCGGCCGCGTCCGCATCGGTGCGAGTTCGTAGACACGCCACCCCTGCATTAACGTCCCAGTCCCAGTTCTTCAGATCCGCCCCTTGATCCGTCTCACTCAGGCGTAGTCGCGGCTCAGCCATCGCCACCTGAATGCCGGCGGCCGTCGTAAAGGTGAGCGCGGCATTGCAGACCAGCGTGCCCGCGCTGTCGAAGACGATCTGGTCCGTCGAACAGGTGAGGATGTTGGCAAGCGGCAATACGCCGGTGACATCGGCGGTGAGGCTGGCCTGGGTTTTGGCCGCCAGCGCTCCCACGACCACGCGCGAGGTAGTGCCCGCCCGGTTGACCGGCACCTGGTCCGTGGTCTGGATAGTGCCGCCGTCCGGCAGTGCGCTGATCTTGATGTCGGCTGGATGGGCGTACCGGGCCATCAGACCCAGCACGAGCAGCCCTAGAACGATTCTTAACGCTTTCATGACCCCTCCGTTGTGATCCGGTCGCCGCCTTCGGTCGCGAACATGTCCCCGCCCTGGCTGAGGATGTGGAAAGACACGGCATTGCCGGACCAGTTGGACACGATGCCCGGCCCGCGCGTCACACCCAGTACCGCCGCCACGACGCTGGGCTCCTGAGCCACCGAGGCTCCCCGGTTGACGGTGTCGTTAGCCATGGCCTATCGCCCCGCGCCCTGAATGACTCGCAGGTTCACGCTGCCGGCCGTGAAGGCTGTGATGCGCACGCGCACCGCCATGACGGGGAAGGCGTAGTTGCCGTCCATGCGGGTAGTCCCGGCCATCAGCGGGTGGTCGAGCACCCGCAGGGTGATGATCTGCACGGTGGGCTTGGCGACCAGCGCGCCCGTGTTCGCGACCACGTAGCTGTACGAGTTCACGTCAATGACAGTGACATCGGCGCCCTGGCCTACGACGGTGTCGAGATTGGCATCGCCTGAATTGAAGACCATCACGCAGTCGCCCGTGGCCAGACGATGGTTGGGGTCGACGACCGTGGCCACCGTGCCCACCCGGGTGACGGAGGTCGGCTGGCGCATGGCCTGCGGATTGTCGGGGGTGTGCTGGACCTTGTACGTGATGCCACTGGCATCGGGGCTCAGGGAGGCAAAGAGGCTCACCGAGAAGGGATTCTGGTAGTAGCTGACTGGCAACCAGGGCGAAGGGCCCAAGGCGCTGGCCGTGACGCTCTCACGCATGACTCGTTCTCCAGCAGCAGCGGACCGGGTGGTCCGCCACCGCGTTCAGACTTCAGACAGGGGTCACGCCGTAAGCGCCCACGATCTTGCCCACCCCACCGGTGCGGTCCGCGATGATGATCACCGCGTTATAGACCTTGGTCCCATCCGGGGCTGAGGCGAAGGTCACCGTGCCGCGCACGTCGCCCGTGGTCGTGGTCGCCGGGCTGGTCGTGTCGGCCGGGACGAAAGTCGCCGCATCGGTCGCATTGTCGACCTTCGCGATGATCATGCCGCCCTTGTCCACGCGGTACGGCAGGCCAATCACCACGCCCGTACCGACCGTGGCCGCAGTCACTGCGGTACTGAAGGTGATCGCTGTGATGGTCTTGAAGGCCTTCTTGCCCGTGTGGCTGGTACCGGACGCCGACACCTCGGTCTGCACCTGGCCGTAATAGTCCGTGCCGGTGATGGTCATGATGGCCGTGGTCGTCCAGGCCGCCACGACGTTGCGCGGGGTCGGGATGGTCGCCACGCCGGCAGTCGCCAGTGCACCGTTGATGGCCAGCGCATTGGTGCCGCCCGAGCTCGCCTGGCTGGTCGCAATGGCATTCGCGGACGCTAAGGCCACGGCGCCCAGGACAACGTAGTTCAGGATATCGACGGGGAGTCCTGGCAGCGCATTGGCCGGTGGGTAGTACGCCGAGCCGGAAAACAGGGTATCGGCCCGGGAAATCGTGTGTCGAGTGGTCATTGACAGCTCCATAACCGCAGGAATGGCTACCTGCGTCAGTGACTTAAGTGGATTGACGCTCAGCCTTGCTCGTCGGCAGGCCTCCGCGAGTACTGGACCGAGCCGGTGATGCTCACGCTGACCGACCCAGGCGCCGCCTTTTCTTGCAGGTGATCCGCTACGGCCTTGCTGATGGACTGGGTGTCGGGACTGGTGTCGCTCAACAGGTCCTTAATAACCGTGTCCCGCTCACCGCTCTTGGAGATTGAAATGCGCATGCGTGCTCCTTCCGTTGCTAAAACACCCGAGCGACTTGCGCCGCCCGGGCCAAAACCCACCCCACGGGGTCTCATTACCGTGGTTAGGGATTGCTCGAGAACTATGGCCCTCCCGAAGCCGCGCCGCGCCAGTCCGTCCAGCCAAAACTGTAACGTTCCCGCTTTTTGTACCGCATGTTGCCGGTCTCAAAGTCCCCCTCGACGCCGCCGCTGATCGCCTTACGCACGAAGTGCTTCAAGCCATCCGGGACGTTCGTCTTGAAGAACCAGTTACGCGGGTCCGTCAGCCGGTGGTTGACCGAGAAGCCGTCTCGGATCGAACCCAGTTTGAAGATCGCATTGATGTTGTTGTCGCCCGTATCTGGCTGGTACGGGGTCATCAAGAGGCGCGTGGCCACGAACTGCAACTGGGTCGGGATGATCAGCCGCAGGATGTCCGGCTTGATCGGGATGCCCCGCTCGTCCGTCCACTGACTGATCTGCGTGAGCAAGGCCTCCATGGCCGCCTCGGCCAGGTCGGCAGGGGTTGCCAGCGTGTTGCTGAGCACCGAGCCGTTGGCCAGCGGGTGAGCCACCGAGAACAGCGCCACACCATCGCCGCCCGGAAAGGACGCCGACTGGCCGTTGTTCAGGACGTTGGCGCCGAAGACCTCCTTGGTCTGCAGGAAACTGCGCGACAGGCCGCGGCTCATCTTCTGGCCGATGGACCCATACAGGCCGTCCTCTTCAGCCTCTTCCGTGATGGCGAACGCCAGCGCGATCGTCTGGTGGTTGTAACGGGCGGTGTAGGACTCCGCACCCTCGTCGTAGGCGATTGCATCGCCCTCGTCCTTGATCTGGGCCTCACCCAGACCGTACATCAGGACGTCCTCTTCGTACGCCTTCTGCGACGTCTCGACGTCGAAGATATCGCGCCACTCTTCCGGGTAGCGGTCGTACTCCATACCGAAAACGGCGTTCAACCCCTCTTGGAGCTGACGCCGAAAGTCACTGCGGTTCATCAAGATGGCGTGCTCCCTTAGATTCCGGTCATCGCGCCGGCGAGGTAGTGCTTGCTGATCATCACCTGGACTCGTGCGAACGAGCCCACGGCGTTGTCAGGCCGATTGATGATGTCCATCACCTTGAACACGGTCCCGGAGGCATCCAGGGTCGTGGAGTCGATGGCATCACCGCTGGTCTTGGTAAAGGCGTTGCCCGTACCGATGACCAGGTCTGCAAGCGAGCCGATGTTCGCCAGCACGAACGCGGCCGACACCTGCACCTCGAACAGCGCGCTGGGGTCATCAATCACCCAGGCATCGCACACCGATCCGGTGACGAGCGCCTGAGCCGCCGGCCAGACGCGGTTGTACTGCGGTGCTGACTGGTTCGGATCCAGGTAGTAGCAGTTGTCGAAGATGCCAATCAGGCGATCCGTGGCCGCCGTGGGGCGGATGATGTTCTTGCTGGTCGTGGTGGGTTCGACCGCATCGCCGTTGTACACAGCGGTGCCGTAAGCCCCCGCAATGTGATATCGCACGCGGCGGTTCACGGTCCCGCCACGCTGGTGTTTAACGGCCTGGAAGCCGTTGGGTGCGTTGACGTTAGCCATAGGTACTCCGTTCAGTTACTGGAATTGGGTCAATACGGCCGCTTACGCGTCCGCTTCCTCGCCCGGAACCGCATCCTCGAGCCGTCCCCGCCGTGCCACATGTGTCACCCGAGTACTCCTCTCGGGTTTCATCAGCGGCATCACACGGGAATTGATCTTGAATAGGTTCTGGTCGACGCCGCGGTTCATCTGCTTCTGCATCTGCTTGAAGTACCGATCGCGCTGCAACTGCAGCACCTCGGCCATCTCCATCAGGATGAGCCCGCGCTTGACGTAGTACTGCCCGTACTTCCCATGAGTGCTGGCCGTCAGTTCATGCACCCGTCGCACGCGAGAACGCTTCACGGGGCGCCAGCCTTCATCGAGCATGTCTTCAAAATGCTCGGCATCTTCATCGTTGCCGGCCCGGTAGCGCACCCACCGATTCACGAAGCCCGACCGCGCAGGCGGGGCATCGAGTCTCGAGGGGGGGCGCCAGGCATTCGGCACTTCACTGTCACGGTCGATTTCATCTCGCGCATCGACCTGACGAGCAGATTCGTTTCCTTGGTGCACGTCTTCCTCGTGCACCGCATGTGTCTGTTTGCGCTTCGGGGTGGCCTTCTCGCGCTTGACGGTCTCGGCCCGGCCCTTCGCACTGGCCGCCCGGCTCACCGCAGCCTCAATGATCTCGTCTGAGACCGCATCCCCTCGGATGCGCTGGTCACGCCCTCGAGGGGCTGCCTGCGGCAGGGTCGGATCGTCGGGACCGGTCACCACGGTGCGCAGCACGACTGGGGCGGGACCGATTTGCTTCGCTTTCGCGCGGGTTGCAGCGGCCATTAGCGATTACCTCGTGAGTCACCGGACGTACGCGCGCCGGTCAGGATGGAACGGGCCTTCTCTTTGGCCATGTACTTCTTCGCCACCGGGTCGTTCGTGTCCATCTTGAACGTGCGCATGGTGTTGAAGTCCTCCTGGTCCAGGACCACTTGGCCGCGTCGGGCCATGTCGAGAGTCGACTGGTTGCGCCGGCCGTTCTGGCCAGGGGCGCCCGTAGGTGAGCGTCCGCGCTGCTGCTGCTGGGTGTTGCGTCGGCCGCCGCCTCGTTCGTCCACGTTCTCGTTCTCCTCCTCGTCAAACTGGTAGGCCTCCCCGTCCAGGTCCTGCAGTTCCAAGTCCGGATAGGTCTGATGCAGGCGCCTAGCCACCTCCTCCCAGTGCTCATCGCTGTATGGCTCGAAGTCCAGGTCGCCGGTGCGCAACTCCTCGAGGATTTCGCGGTCGATGGTGACCGCATCGTCACGGGCGTTGCGATTGGCGCTGCGATTCCACCAGTGCCGGTTGGCCTTCTTGAAGGCCTCGGCAGAGGCCGCAGCTTCAGGCGCTACTTCACTGGAGGTGTCGGTGCGCCGCTCCTGCGTCTGCTCCTGGCGCCCGGGATTGGCCGCAGCGGCCGCCTGCTTCTGCCGCAGGTCGTACTCAAGGACGGCCAGTTTCGACTGGAGCTCGCCGACCTTGATTTGCAACGCTAGCGCCTGGCTGGTGTTCCCCGCTTCCGTGGCCGCAGCAATCTGGGGCGCAAGACCTGCAATTTCGGTCTGCAGCGCTTTGACATCTGCATGGCCAGTGACTTCTGTCTGCGCACGCTCGATCCGAGCAATGCGTTCGGCAAGCTGCTGGCGCGCGGCCCGCTCTTCCCCGAGTTCGCGCTGGGTAGCCTCTCGGAGCGCACGTTCGCGATTGACGAGAGCACGCTCGCGAGCAACCCGCTTGCGGACTCTCTGGGAGTAGGCGCCGTCATCCTCGCCTCCATCTCCTCGTGCAGATCGTCGAGAATCACCATTTCGGCCTTCTTGCCGCGAATCTGCATTACTCCGTGCTCGCTGAGCCACATCAGCGCGCTGGCGGCTGTCGTTGCCGCCCACATCGTTGCCGCCATCGCTGCCCTCCTCCTGGGCCATGCTCCGTGCATCGCCCTCGGCCTGAGAGTTCATGTCGACGGTGCCGGTGTCAACGACTTCATCCCCGCCGAAGATGTTCACAACCTCCGTGCGCCCGGCATCCGGATTGCCCGCGGTCTGGTCCTCGCGACTGGGATCCACGAACGTGTCGGTGTCCTCCTCGTCGCGTACTTTCGGATGTGTCTTCACGTTTCGTCGTTTGGCCTTAGCCATTGCGTACCCCCGGCCCTAGAGCCGTGTGTGTGATGGTTACTCTGCGTAACCTTTGATCAGATCCGGGTCGTTCACCCGCATCAGCAGTTCGGTCTCGGTCATGATTCGCAGGATGTGCCCCGACCGCAGGTGCACCTCCTGGCCGGCGTACATCTCGTGCAGCCAGTACTGGCCGACTTCCGCCTTCTCCCGCGCATCCGCCAAGTTCAGACCGGAAGCCGTTTTGGAGTGGTACGCAAAGCAGCCCACCTGCACCACGCGACCCACCTTCGAGATGATCCGCTCGGCCTGATCCACCTCCGGAGGCCGCTCAATCATCCCGCGCTTCCGCGGGACGTACGGCTCCAGCAGGATTCGCCACAGCGCCACCTGGCCCAGGTCGTTGATCTCGCCCTGGGTGATGGGCTGCAGGCTCTTACGTTCGTTGAGCTCGTCGAGTGCGCGTCGTACGGCGCTGCCCTTCGTTGTCACTTTTCGCTTGCTCCAAGTAGTCCGATACGTCGTCCAGGTCGGTCTTCAGCATCTCGTCGATCGCAGAGGCCTGGACCTCGCACTCCGCGATGCGCCCCACGTGGCGCTGGTACTCCCTGTCCTCGAGCCCCTTACCCACCCGTCGCTCGTGCTCCCGTTGCCGCGTCTGCACCTGAATCTTCAGGGCCAGCAGCATCTGCACGTGGATGGGGAGCTCTGCGCTCATCAGCCGCCCACGTACCCCTTGCCCTTCGGCTCACCCTTGGCGCCGTCGCCCATGGTTCCGCAGAACTTGCCCGACAGACCGCGGCCGTCACCGATGACGCCCTTGGCGTTCGCACTGCCACGACCCCCAGCGTCCTCGGCCGAGGGGGGCGGCAGAATCCGATGGTTGTGCGCCCCACCGCCGGCGGTGTCGTCGCCCGGCTCCGGGTAGTCGCCCTTCTCCAGGCGATTCGGTGAGCTGCTGGGCTTGATGCCCTGGTACTCACCTGCGGGACCGGCACCCTCGCTCTTGCGATCGCTCGGCATCCCGCTCTCGAGCGCGTCGGTATGCCCGCCGCCCTTGTCTGGTCGTTCAGTGTTCGCGCGTGTCATCGTCAGGCTCCTGTGGCTGCAGCAGCAGAGATGTCCTGCTGGCGGAAGGTGGATTGCTGGGCCCCGCCTGCGTACATGCGGGAAATGAACTTGATCAGGTCGTCGAACGAGGCTCCAGTCTCGTGACTGGCGGCCGCAAACTTGTGCGGGTTGATGCCGAACCCGTTCGGATGGCGCTGGAACAGATACGAGCGCGCCGCCTGGGCTGTAGGTCGGTGCTTCATACGCCCAGCGTCCCCACGGCCGCGTTGCCGTCGCTCAAGTGCCACTCCCCGCGCTCCAGGGTCACATCCGTGAGGACGTTCACGTATGGCGCAAAGGGGTTGTCTTGGACCGCGGCCCCCATCTTCTTGAGCAGTTGCCGCGTCCAGACCAGTTGCGTGGGGTGCACGGTCAGCGTGTAGACGAACGCGGGCGCGAGACGCGCGGCGCAGTCCTCGAGGGACACCTCGCACAACGAACAGCGCACCGGGAGGGGGTGGTACTTCATGTGTCGTGACGCTTGCGCGTCTCCTCGAGCAGCCTGAAAAGCTCCGGCGATGGCTCCTTGAACGGCAGCGGCTCGATGGCCCGCCGTTCGGGCGAAACCATTTCGAGCAGGCTGACAGCCGCCTCGGCCGCCTTCCGGTCCGCGAAATCGATGTACCGACCAGGTGAGCCGATGCGCACGCGGTCCCCCAGGTTGACCAGCAGCAGACCGAACGGCTGCACGCGCTGCTGCAGATCCAGGCTCATGGGGTCAGTCCCTCCTGTAGCAGCTTCAGCGCAATCTCGCCCCGCGTGAACGGTCGCTTCAGCGGGTTGACGTCGCAGTCAGCCGTGTTGCCGACGGCGCACTCCCCACAGCAGGCGTCCGGCAGGTCACCCGCCAGGAACACTTGCCACAGTTCGCGGTGATACCCCTGAGCCAGAACGCGCGGGAGTGCTCTCATGCCGCTTTCTTCCGGGCCGCCCCGTTGGTCTTCGGCTTCATCGCCGATCGCTTCGCCTTACTGGCCAGCAGCGACTCCCGGTTAGTCGCCCTCGAGTGCCGCAGCCCCTGATCGTGGGTCTGCCGGTCGAACTGGAGCGCCGAGACGTGCGCTACCTGCTTGTGCTTGTGCTCCACGACGCTGGCTGCGTGCTTGCGCAGGATGCTGGTCGCGGTCTCATCGTCGATCTGCTTCATGCGCTGGCGGTGCTCTTCCTCCGTATGCCGCAGCTTCTGTTCGTGCTCGAGCTCCCGTTGCTTGTAGTCCGCCGTGAACGTGTGCGTATCGCGCTGGATCTTCGCCTGGGTATCGGCTTCCTTGCCCTTGATGGCCGCGGCCGTCTTCAACTGGTCGGCCTGGACCTGCTGCTGTGCCTCCACCTGCGGATTCGCCTGGGCAGACGGAGGACCCCCCGCCTGTGTGGAGGCCTGCGAGCCGGGGACCGGTGGAGGCACCGGCGGCAGGTTCTGAGCGGCCAGGATCGACAGTGCCATCTCCATGTGCGGATCCAGCGCCGCGTTGTCCTGGTAGATGTCCGTGGGCGGCAGAGGCACGTTGTGGCTGGCCTTCATGCCGGCGCTCACCTGTTCGTACTGCTGTAACGCCAAATGTTCACGAATGTGCGACATGAGCGCGGCATGCACGATCTGGTACTGATCCGGCGGCAGCGTGTTCTGCGCGATCTGGTCCTGGCGGTCGTGCAGCAGGTTGTGCAGGTCGTGGCGCTGGCCCGGGTACGCCCGCACGGGCTTGCCGGTCATCATCAGCATGTTCTCGCCCACCGGGTCGATGTAGCTGGGCTGCGGCAGTTTGGGCACCAGCTTCTTCCAGTCCGGCACCTTCAACGCCTGCAGGAAGCGCTTGTGCGCCTCGACCTGCTGTTCCGGCCCGTACAACTGCGGGTGCTTGTCGACGAGCTCGAGGACCGCCTGCGCCAGGGCGATGCGCTGGATGTCGCTGATGATGTTCGGATCCGCGACAGGCACGAAGGACACGTGGTCCCCGAAATCGGCCTTCATGGCCATCTGGGACTGGCCTTCCATGTGGTACGGGTACTGCGCCTGCGGGCTGAAGTCGTGGATGAGTTCACGCAGCATGCGGAACTCCTCCCGCGCTGCGTTGAAGATGCGCTTGTGCACCGCCGTGAACAGCTTCATCGACTGCTCGATCAGGGCAAGGGTCGTGCCAACGGGCGCCTTGTTGTCCGCCTGGCCGACCAGGACCTCGGTCAGTGAGGCAAAGCGACGCGCATCCGCGACCATCGACTGGAATAGTTGCTGCAGCGCCGTCGACGGCTCCTTGAACGGAGGGGTGAAGAACGTCTTGCTGAGCTCCTCGTAGCTCGAGTCGATGTCCTTCCACTTGCCCGGCTCAATCGCGACCGAGCCGCCCTTCTTGGCCCCGTCCTTGGCTCTGAAACCGCCCTGGACGGTCGCCATGAGGCTCGAGTCGAGCAGCGCCCGTGCGCTCCCACTGATGGCCTCCGCGAGGCTCCCAATGACGTGCAGGAAGCCCCAGCCGTAGAAGCCCAGCCCGGGCAGGAACTTGTAGTGTGCAAACCAGACGCGCTTCTTGCGGTTCTCGTCGTTCTGCTTCCAGTTGCGCCGCACCGCCAGAATCTCCTGGCTGGTCTTATCGCAGATGACGATGTACGGCAGCGTCAAGCCCCCGTCGTCGAGTTCGTCCACCCCTTCGGCCAGATTCAGGTCGATGTGGTACTCGAGGATGTCGAACAGCTCGTCCTCGTCATGCAACGAACGCACCCGCCGGTCGGCCTGGTCGTCGATGTAGTGCGGGGAATTGCGGTCGTTGTCATCCGCCGTCATGGGCGGCCGCGGCAGTTTGAGCTCCAGGAACTCACCCAGCGCCATGCCCTTGGCGATCTCCCCGCCCGTCAACTGGTACTGGTGGCAGTAGCGCGAGCAGTTCTCCAGGTCGCGGGCGAAATAGGGGGCTACGAAG